TTATCTATGGTGAAGAGATTCCGAATGGTGATATCACAGAAAAAGAAGACTTAAATAGTTTATGGGGAGTATAGAATGAAATATAACGAAAAAGAGATCTTATCTGATATCGAAGAATTCATTAAGTCAACATATAATTCACATTATGTTAATGGTAATGACATTCAAGTTAACGATTTGATTATGGTTATTGGACATGCAGAAGGTGCATTCATTTCCAATGCTATCGAGTATCTGGCACGGTATGGAAAGAAAGAAGGATATAATGTGAAGGATCTATACAAGGCAATCCATAACATAATTCTTCTTATTAACTTGAAGCATAAACTACAAAATCAGAATCCTACAGATATCCAACTGCTACTTGAGTTTTCGGATAATGGAGTTAAACGATGAAATTTGATACACTCGAAGAATTAATCGAATTTAGGAATAAAATTCTGAGTCAGTTATATAATAATGTTTGTCTGGTTTCTTTTCTTAAGAAAGATGGAGACACTAGAGTCATGTTATGCACAACAAGTCCAGATTTTGTTCCTGTAGTTGAAAAGAAAACAGATAGAGTCAAGAAATCTAATCCATATGTAATTTCCGCTTTTGACCTAAATAAGAATGGATACAGATCTTTTCTAGTAGAAAATATCTTGGATATGAGTATCGTTAATCCAAAGGACATATTGAAATATGTTGTCAAAGAAGATCCTCTCTAAAATTCTTGTATTCTTTATTTCGGCAAATATGTTATTCGCCGATCATTATTGGCGCAGACCTGCATATAGATATCACAGACAACCTGTATACAGAAACTATTATAGGGGACCTATCTATCAAAATAGAATCTCACCAAGATATAATGATAACAGAATCTCTCCTGGTGCTGCAACTGCTATTGGTTTAGGTGTTGGTGTTATTGGTTTTGTTATTGGAAGATCAACAAAGTCAAAAGAAGTTGTTTACAAAGATCAGAAAATTCAATGTAAAGACTTTGATATTAAAGTTATTATCGATGGTGAAGAGAAGAAGGCGAAAGTTACTAAATGTAGAACTGATGATGGAGAATGGAAGATTCCAGATTAGATTGAAACAAAAATCTAAATATATGTGTGGCAACTAACTATTGCCACACAAACACATTTAAGGTATAATATAAGTGAGGGACTTATGAAGACTATTTATCTAGAAAAGAAATATCCTAATGAACAAATTCTGGGACAATTCTTAGACGAATCTCATTATGATATTCTAATCGAAGAAGATTGCGATGTATATAAACCTTTGGAGTATACTGTCGATGCTTTTGGTAACGAAATCCAAAATGGTGAACATAATCTTCTACTTAAATTCAGGAAAGGTGTATTCTCTCCAGAGTTAGTCAAGATGGCTTATGAAGGATTGAGAGACGCTGCTGGTGAGTCACAAAATCGTGGTATCGCTGCTGGACCGAGAACAGAGAAATCAACAGGAAGAGATTGGGTTACTGCATTACAAGAAAGATTAATTGATGTTTTATCTGGGTCGATGAATACAGTTACATCAGATGATCCTATTGCTGAAGCTTATGCGAAAGCTAAGACTTCAGAAGAAGTTTCTACAAAAGGGAGAGTTTGGTTAACTCTCAAGAGACCAGCAGGATTTGATTTTGATGCTTGGGTAGAGAAGACAGCGAAACTATCATATAAAGATAGATTGAAAGAAGTTGAAATTATTAATGATTGGATTTCTGACACTACCTATGCCAATCCTGTATTCTCTGGAATTGCTGGATATTTCGACAAATATCCTAGGATTCCATATTGCAGACTAACATCTTATACAGCTAACCATAAAGAGATGTTTGAGAAGGCAATTCCATTTATCGAAGCAGTTTCAGAACAGTTCAAAGAGTTAGTTCCAGATAGATATGAAGTTCAAAAAGCTGCGATGAGTCATTTAGACCCTGCATTCAGGATCGGCAATTCAGTTTATACAACAGTTACAGTTAATAAGAATTATAGAACAGCGGCTCACCGTGATGCTGGTGATTTCAAAGAAGGATTTGGTAATCTATCGACAACATATAATGGTGTAGATTGGGATGGATGTTATTTAATCTTTCCTGAATATCGTGCAGCTGTTTCTGTTAAACCTGGTGATTTTCTTGCAATGGATATTCATGAGATTCATGGAAATACACCAGTTTCTTCTGAATCCGGTTTACATGAAAGAATTTCTATCGTATGTTATATGCGTGAAAAGATGATGGATTGTAGATCTAAAACTTATGAAGATACTAGATATAATTTTATTGAGTCTAGAAAAAGAAATAAGAATCATCCTTTGTGGTATGATAAATGGAATGGTGTGTCTGCTGGATGGGATACGAGCGAAGAGTGGTACAAATATCTTGTAGATAACGGTTTACATGAATATGCAGCCGAGATCGAAGATGTAGTTTACGGGAAGAAAGTTGGGGTATTAGATATCTAATGTGTGCAATTATTGGTGGTGCCTTTCCAGAATTGACTAAGAAAGATATCATATTAATCAAAAATCTCTTTCTACAATCACAAATAAGAGGTAGACATGCAACAGGAATATCATATATCGATAATGATATATTGACTGTGAAAGAACCAGTTCCTGCAGAAGAATTTATTCAAAATCTTAGATTGGAAGAATTTCTTGGAAGAGAATTTTCTTTTGTAGGTCATTGTCGATATTCTACTTCACATCTTGAATATAATCAACCTATTGCGAATAGAGATCTATCTATAGTTCATAATGGAGTAGTAACACAAGAACCTTTTGACACATGGAATTCTTTATTTGGTTATGATAATTTTGATACTAAGAATGATTCTGAATTGATATTTAAATCGCATGCTTCAGGATCACATCCATTAAAACAATTTCCAGAAGCTTCTATGGCTGTTTGTGGATTGAATAGCAATGGAATATTCTTTTATCGAAATGGTAAACGACCGATACATTGGTCGAGAGTTGGAGATAACTTGATTATTTCTTCTACTCGTGATATAATTAATAGATGCTCAGATTCGCAAGTGTTTGATTGTGAGGCTGGAATAGAATATTATTTGACTGATATGGAAATTAATAAGAGGACTATTTGCCCTCCATTAAAGGATCTTCAATATGAAATGTATTGATAGTAATGAAGTTGAAGAATTGATTAGAAATTCACCTCCAGGAAAGAACACTAAATTTTTAGCTGCTGCACATAATTTGTGGTTTCGATTTAAAAATTACGATAAGTGTCCTCCCACAGTACTTGAAGTTGATGGATCTATTGTCTCGCTCATATTCTCTACATATAATAGAGATGGATATACTAATCTCTATGAGATTGTCACAGTTCAAGGGAACGAGGGTAAAGGATATGCAACCAAATGTTGGGATAACTGGATTGATTATGCCTTTAAAGAAAGGGGATCTATCCGTCTTAAATTATCTTGCACACCTTCTTCTGTAACTTGGCATTGTCGTAACGGTCTTTTATTTTGGGCTGTAGATCCTTCTGGATCTTTGCGTTCCGATCAAAAGTTATTTCCCACTAGAAAAGAGCAAATTGCATATCGAGATCAAGCTATAATAAATCCTTCTATAGCTCTTCCTAATCAAAAAGTGAGAGAAAAATTAATTCTCGAAGGAATTGAAACATATTCATGGGGTGTGAAGAAAAGAGAAAAGACATTAGAAGCGATTTCTGCTGTCGGTGATTCTTGGATTCGTCCGGCATTATTCATTAATAACTTAGAAACATTCTTAACATAATGGATTATCGTTTAAAACAAAATCGTAGAGAAGCATTCATCAGATGGTATATTTGGTCTTTAGAATATAAAGATTGTGATCCTGCTATTTGGATGGCAAATTATATATTCGATAGATTCGAATTCAATATCGAACAGAGATATTGGTTGTGTTGGTTATATGGTAATACATACTATTATCCAACTGCATTTATACTCTGGAACGAATTTCCTGATTTTGAATTAGCTTCAATTGACAGAATTGAAAATTGGAATACTCAAAACTATAGAATATTAAGATATCAAACAGATACAAAGTATAATAAAGGACATTTACCTTCGATGTATGAATCATATATGAAGGTAATTGGAAATAAAGATCAAAAAGATCTGTTCTATTCATTACTACAAGACAACGAAACTAAAAGTTATCAAAATATATCGAAATTTGTCAACGAAAAATTCTATAAGTTTGGGAGATATACAACATGGTTTTATTTACAATCTTTGAAGTATTGTTGTGGATTGCCTATTCAAGCCGACTCTCTATTGTTGAAAGATTATTCTGGATCTAGATCACATCGCAATGGTTTATTGTATGTCTTAGGACAAGAAGATAATATAGACGTAAAGTTATCTCAAAGTGAATATGATAGACTAGAAAATGAAGCCACTTCTATTATGGAAGAATGTAGAAGTAGATTCCCACATCTATCTACTCAAATAGAACCTTTCACCATGGAAACTTGTCTATGTTCTTTCAAGAAACTATTCAGAACAACAAATGGTAGATATCTGGGATATTACCTCGATAGACAAGCTGAAGAGATTCAAAAAGTACAGAAAGATGGATGGTATGGTATTGATTGGAACGTTCTCTGGCAAGCTAGATCTGAAATATTGAATCCAGGATTAGATCTGAGTACTGGAATA